GGGGATGTTGTAAATTATGAGTCAGATAAACAAAAATGTAGAAGAGTTTGTGCCAAGAAGACCCGAAAGGGTAAGCACAACTATATACTTTCTACGAATTCTTAAACGGATTGTGTTAACCATCGTGGGTTACACACTCCTTAAATATCTATTCTTTTCCAAACAAGACATTAGATATTTATCTAAGAGAATTGAAAAACACATCATACGCAACAAAGATTTGCGTAGAATCCTTGATCATCCTTTTGTAAAATTACCATTAGTGAAAATGGCCGGAAACCATTCTCACAAAGATGACGCATGTCTAAGGACCTCTGCAAACATTCACATGTCTCGAATTGTCGTTGAAGCAGGTTTCACACCTTACACTGTTTCAATGAGTTCTCACGATTCCGGGCATGGTTGTAGGTATTTTTACATGGTTAAAGATCTTAACATCCCATTTAAGGATGACGAAATCAGTGATAATAGTGTGTTGTTATTCACTGATGTCGACTATTATTGTGATATGAACGTATGGCTAAAACATTTCAAACCAATTGTAATGTACACTATGGTACCAACAAAGGCTGCCCATAGAAATTTAGACCACTCATATTTCATACAAGACGATGAGATCCATCACCAAGTTCGCGGCGGTGCCACTTATTGTCATAAAGTCTGGGATTATGACTGCGACACACTAGCAGTTATTGATGATGACGGTAATCTGCTTACTTTCCATGTAAGTCAACACATTTTAGACGCCGACCCTGATCGCAGAATAATCACTATACTGCCTTCAGCCTGTGTACCATCTGGATATCACGACCATTTAAAATATCAAAATGGCCTTAAATATCGTAAGTACACTAAGGAAGGTGTCAACGTGGTTTTTAACCATATTACCGATGAAATGTCTCTTAGTAAAAATGGATCTTCTCATTCAGTTGAGATTAACGGGTCATTATATTCTGCAATATGTTCGAGGTTGCAGAACAAGACCACTCCACCAGTTATTGCTGATATTGAACGATTGATGTCTGCAAATGGTGTTAAAAACTCAAGTATTTTAGCACCTTTGCTATTTGAATTAGTTGTTCAGAATGAATTTCACCCCACTGTAGTACCCACAAATGTATTACCCTGTTGCTTTGAACCCATTGGAAAACTCGCGACCGAGGATATGAAAAATCCCGGCCGTGAGTTTTCCAATCCACTGGTCCCCGAACCAGCAATGTTCGCAGCGCGTGGAATAAATTCGGATGAAGCATGTATTGTTGGAAGGGTTGAGAGTGTGCGTAATGACAAAACACCTGGCCGGTCCATTAAACAATATGCCACAGAATTCGTAGAATTATTGGTGCCCAAAGCAGGAACTGGAGCACCATGGAGTGTGGCAGACGTACGCGCAGCACAAAACAAACCACAGCAGCGCCAGCGTTATCTAAAAACAGAAGCCAGTCTATCCACGATATCAACTAATACTTTGACTGCCTTCCAAAAATCTGAACCCTACGCTTCTAGTAATGATCCCCGGAACATCACCACCTGCAGTCCGGAATTAACAACGATGGCATCATGCTTTGTTTATGCCTTCAAAAATGATATATTGAAACGTCAACCCTGGTATGGGCCTGGAAAGACTCCAGCCCAACAAGCAAAACGTTTAAGGAAAGTGACCACTAGTGGTTGCTTATCTAGCGATATCAGTAGATTGGATGGACGAATGTCACGTTTTCTCCAGTCTATATACAAACGAGCTATGATGAGATGGCTCCACCATGATTATCGCAATGAATATCACCATTGGCATAAACAAATCTATACCCAGTCTGCGACCACTTCCAACGGACGTCGCTATAATGCTGGGTCTAGTACTAGAAGTGGTAGCCCAATAACAACGGACACTAACACTCTTGGCGGAAACGCATTCATAGACTATTGTGCATTGCGTTCCTTGGGTTATTCGCCTAAGCAAGCTTGGGAAATGTTAGGACTCTACGTTGGAGACGATGGCGCACGTGACCAAATAGCCGGCTTAGACCGGGCCATCATCCAAGTAGCAACGGAAGTAGGTCTAAAGTATGAAATAGAAATTTGTGATGCGGGAGAACCCATCAAGTTTTGTGGACGGATTTATCCTGACATAAAGACTAGTCTATCTTCATACCAGGACTTAAAGAGAACAATTCCGAAATTACACCTAAGTTCTAACAAAAGTGTCACTGACGAGCAAGCAGCTGTCAATAAAGCCTCTGGCTATATTGTCACCGACAAAAACACACCAATTGTCGGCGATTGGGCACGAAAAGTTCTCTCACTGTCATCATTAAAACCTAAGGGTTTGACACATGAGGAGACTTACAAGATCGAAAATGGATCTTTTGACCAATCGGATGTTGATGTAATTTTCGAAGATTGCTGTCGTGAATTACAATTAACCTCCACGGAAATGAAGCATTTGCAGGATCAAATCTCTAAAGTTAAGGCTTTACACGATTTTCCCCAATTGCTTGACATTCAGTTCCCTGGAAAGCTCAGCGCAGTGATAGGCGACGTAATCGTCCACCAAGCTCCATTATTGGAAAAAGAACAACCATGTCAGACGCGAAAACCACAAACCAAGAACAACTCCAAGCTGCATACGAAGCCTGGCGACTCAAGAGCGCCGCCTCGATTCGTAACCACTTGGCGTTACAAGCCGCGAAAGCAACTGGATACGCACTCAAGGGTGCGAAAATCCACGAATGGGACCCAACGGAGTTCGGAGCAAGGCTCGAAGAACTCATCCAAGTACTCCTTGGGAATCCCGTGTCCGACCCCGACTCGAACGAAACCGGGGAACACTAACTAGATAGATACGTCTAACTAGTACACCGTACGACTAACGTCATACAACATCAATATATATACG